GCTTGTATCGGCAGCAGTGGTGGTGGCGCTCGTATCGGCAGCAGTGGTTATGGCGCTGTAATAATGTGTGCAGGCAACAACAGCAAAGTTAAAGCCAAAAAAGGCAGTTGGATAACTCTTGCGGAATGGTGTTTCATAGATGATAAATGGACGCCTGTATGCGTCAAGACGGAACAGGTAGACGGCGAAAGAATAAAAGAGGACACTTTTTATCAGCTTAAAGGCGGTGAGTTCGTGGAATGCGAATAACCGAAAAAAACATACTGCGAAGCGAAACGAACGCAAAGGAAGTGGTTCTGATGATAACTACTCCCGACAGGCAGGCGGCACAAGCCTTTATGGACCTTAAAGCTGAGGAAGTAGAGATAAAGCCGAAGAAGAAACGCCGCTCGCTTGACGCCAACGCATATATGTGGGTGCTGTGCGACAAGATAGCCAAAGTAGCAGGAACGACTAAGGAAGCGGTGTATCTTGACACTATACGAGATGTGGGAGTGTTTGACTACCTAATGGTATCAGACAAGGCAGTAGACGCATTTATCGACAAGTGGAAATCAAACGGTATCGGGTGGCACGCTGAGAAGCACCACAAGGCAAAGGTGGACAACTGTACTGTAGTAATAGCCTACTATGGCAGCAGTACATACGACACAAAGCAGATGTCAAGACTGGTAGATATGATAGTTCAGATTGCAAAGGAACTAGGAATTGAAACAATGACACCTGCGGAATTAAGAAGATTAAAGGAGATGTGGAAATGATAGAAAAACTGATTAACGAAGAACTGCAGAATGCAAACAAAAAATTCCCGCTGTTTTCGTCTTGGCACGAAGCATATGCGGTAATACTTGAGGAAGTGGAAGAAGCAGATGAAGAAACCAACGTAATGTGTACTTTATATCTCGACAGACTATGGCAAGACATAAGGGCGAAGGCGTCAAGTGAAGCAGACAGATTTGTGGATATAGGCATAGTAAGAGGGCATGCAGTTAGAGCCATTGAGGAATTAATACAGGTAGCCGCTATGTGCGACAAGGCGGTAATGAGCTTAGGAGAGGAGGAAGCAGAATGAACGCGGTAACACTTATAGGCAGACTTACACGCGATCCGGAAGTTCGCTATACGCAGGACGAAATGGCAATTGCAAGATTTTCTATAGCAGTAGACAGATTTGCAAAAGGCGAAAAAAAAGCAGATTTTATTAATATTCTAGTTTTCGGCAAGTCAGCGGAAAACTGCGAGAAATACCTTGCCAAAGGCAGAAAGGTAGCCATAGAGGGCAGAATACAGACAGGAAGTTATACAAAAGACGACGGAACAAAAATATATACAACAGATGTTGTAGCAAATAGGGTAGAGTTCATCGAATGGGGCGAGAAGAAAGAGGACGACACGCCACCGGGATTTGAAGCACTGGAAGAGGACTTGCCCTTCTAGGAGGTAAATATGCAGATCAAGAAAGGGAAATACATACTCAACAGCGACAAGAGCTGTTACTGGGTAAGCGAAATAAAGACCAGAAAGCAGGGGAAGGAGTACGAGGTAATTGTAAGCGGCTATCACCGAAAGATAGCAGACCTTGCAGACAGTTTTATAGAGGGCGCTGTGAGAGGTTCAGAAGCCGAGGACATAAAAACCCTTGTAAGCGAGATAAACAACGCTGTACAGGTCGCTCAAGACCTTGTAAGAGAGGTGCAGAATGAGAGGTAAAGCAGTAAGCGGTGAGGAATATATCAGACTGTGCGAGGAACACACAGCAAGTGAGATAGCGGAGATAATGGAAGTAAGCAAAGGGTTCGTGTCAAAGCTACAGGCAAAGCACAAAGTCAAGCCGAAAAGAGAGTGCAGCGAGTGTCACAAGCGGTTTGACCCAGTACGCAATGAAAAGATGTGCCCTGAGTGCCGAAAGACTAAGAAATATTCAAAATACGAGCCATACATAAAGCCGAAACCATACAGGAAGCCGAGGAAATCAAAAGCATTTCTGCTTCAATCTGAAATGCGAAAACAGGGCAAAAATTATGCCGACTGGCAGAAAGAAAGGACGATTGCAGAGTATGCAAGGGTGAAGATATGACAGAAAGAACGACAGGCGCAGGTGTAAGCGTTGTAGGAGTAATAACGATCGTCTTCGTTATATTAAAGTTAGTAGGAGTAATAAGTTGGAAATGGGTATGGGTATTTTCGCCAATATGGCTGTCAGCAGCCTTTGTGGTTGGAATTGGAATTTTGGCGCTAGTCGGCTTTTCAATAATTGCGATTGCGGATTTTGTAATCGAACTGGTGACGGGAAAGGAGTAAAAAATGCTTGAAGAAAAAATTTTAAAATTTACTGCACAGATTAATAACAAGATTGACGACTTCATAACTGTGACTGTCAACAGAGAGTTAGCCGAAAGAAACATAAAGGTAAACACTAAGAAGATTGCAGAAGCAGTAGAAAAACAGATACCGCAGAAAGTTAGATACCTACAGCCTTTGACTATTGATACTGTAGTAATGGGTGGCTTAAAGGCCAACAAATCCGCTAGTATTATCACAGAATGCCCAAATTGCAGAAATCGGGTAAGGAAGAACAATAAGTATTGCAATGAATGCGGACAAAGATTAGATTGGAGTGATGATAATGACTAACTACGAAAATCAGAAAACAGAAATAGACGAAATTCTTGAAAGAAATCTTTGGTTTGGCGTCGAGGAAGAAACAAAAAAAGTTGCACCATGCCCGCAAATGAGCTGCTTTGAGTGTTTGTTTCACGACGAAAGAGACAGCTGTCATTGTGGTCTACGATCCATGAAATGGCTAGTCGCAGAATACAAAGAACCCGAAATTGACTGGTCTAAAGTGCCGATTGATACACCTGTGCTGATATCCGGAGACGGCAAAGAATGGTACAGAAGATATTTTTCAGGTGTTGACGAAAATGGAAGCCCTACAGTGTTTTGCTGTGGGACAACACGGTGGAGCAGCAAGAATTACGACGAAAACGAAAACACTTGGAACGTTAATCATATAAAACTAGCGGAGGTGGAGTGATAATGAGTATTGTATGCCGTGATTGTAAATACTGGGGTGGAAACAATGGTAAACCAATAAATTCTATTGGTGATAATAAATGTTTGAAACTTAAACGGATTACCCACGCAATGAATTATTGTAACAGTTTTAAATTAAGGAAGGTGAAATAATGACTAATTATGAGAAATACAAAAAAGAAACAAATATTATATTCGACATGAACTCAATTGTGGCTGTAGATAGAGGAACAAACAGGCTTTCGACTTGCCGCAATTTAAACTGTGAAGACTGCTTGTTTTTCTACAAATACAATGACGACACACCTTGCACATTGAGCAGTGTCAGATGGCTATTTGCAGAATACACCGAACCTAAAGTCGATTGGACTAAGGTACCGATTGACACCCCTGTACTGGTGCGTCATGGCGACAGGTGGCTAAAACGACATTTTGCAGGCGTAGACGATAACGGTCAACCAACAGCGTGGAACTTAGGCGTAACAAGTTGGAGTGAACAAAATGCTTTAAGGATAACATGTGCAGATATGAAATTAGCGGAGGAAAAATAATGACTAATTATGAACATTATAAGGAACAGATGGAACGGATAACAAGGCTAGGCAGAAGGGTTGCAATGAATGCGACTACGGGTGAAATAGTTTGTTGCGGGGACACTCGCTGCAATGAATGTCTATTTCAAGGTTCAGAAGATGCGAACTGCTCCCAAAAGGCTTTCAAATGGGCAGACGAGGAATACACTGAACCCGAAGTTGACTGGTCTAAAATACCGTTAGATACTCCTGTACTGGTATCTGACGACAAAAAAACATGGGTTAGGCGACATTTTGCAACCCCGGCTCTCAAAAATGATGATTATTTCACTGTGCGCACATTCGTAGACGGAAAAACGGAATGGAGCAGCGAAGAAAGAGATTTTTGTGAGCGTTGGAGATATGCAAAATTAGCGGAGGAGGAATAATGAAATACAGAACAAAATTAGTAACAGTAGAAGCGTTTAAGTATGACGGAGACTTGATGGATAAATACGGGAATTATTATGTCCCTCAGTGGGCAGTGGAAGCGTATAAAAATGGAACACTGTTCTATGGCTGCGGAGTAGGCGGAGACGAGTTATTTATTGAGGTGACACCCGAAAGTGTTTATCGTGTCAGTGTGGGCGACTACATTGTCAGAAGTGCAACAGGCAAGATTTATCCTTGCAAACCTGACATATTTGAGCAGACATATGAGGACTGGAGTGAGTAAGAATGCGACCAATAGATGCTGACAGATTAAAAGAAGTGTTGAATAGGAATTTCGGTCATACAGGTGGGGCAAAAGTAATGTGTCAGATGATTGACAAACAACCAACTGTTTACGACATAGACAAAATTATAAAACAGTTAGATAAAGCAAGTGATTGTTACGAATGCACCGAACAGGGTAGAGAATATGTACGAATGATAGATTTGACAGAAGCTGTAGAGATAGTGAGAGGTGAGCAGGAATGGACATAAAAACTAACGTTTGTATGATAATCGGTTGCATCGCATCATCTTATTTAGACGATGACACAAAAGCAGAGCTTATAAATTTTATACAGGAGTTGGAAGAAAAAGCAGGTGAGCAGGAATGACATACGAAGAGACAATGAATAGTATAAAATGCGGAGATTGTTTGGAATTAATGAAAGAGATACCTGATAAAAGTATTGATTTGATTCTTTGTGACTTGCCATATGGTCAAACAGCTTGCAAATGGGATTCAGTTATTCCATTTGAATCATTATGGAAACAATACAAACGAATTATCAAGGATAATGGGGCAATTGTATTGTTTGGTTCAGAACCTTTTTCATCAGAACTAAGACATAGTAATCTACAAATGTATAAATATGATTGGATTTGGGAAAAGCCACAAGGAGTAAATTTTGCTCAGTGTAATCATATGCCTATGAGCGTTTATGAAACAATCAGCGTGTTTGGAAATTTTGGATTATCAAAAAACGCTAAAATCCAACCTATTTATAATCCACAAGGGGTCATAGAAATAAACAAACCCAAAAAAGCAAAAACATATTCAGAGCATAGACCAACATCAAATAATAAAGACCACATTCAAAAATTTTCAAATTATCCAAGACAGATTATTCAATTTAAAGCTGCAAGGGGATTCCACCCCACCCAGAAACCAGTAGCTTTACTCGAATACCTTATCCGCACTTACACCAATGAAGGTGACACAGTTTTAGATAATTGTATGGGTTCGGGTAGTACAGGGGTTGCTTGCATAAATGAAAACCGTAACTTTATCGGTTACGAACTTAATGAAGAGTATTTTAATATCGCACAGAATAGATTGAGAGAAGCGTGGAAAGAGCGAAAGGAGTGGAGTAATGAAATTAATAGAAACAAATGAATGGTGCATAAGCACCGATGGGGAGTATTTCTTTGATGCGTATGACAGCAAAGAGGAAGCTATAGAAAACCTAAGGGATAGTTATAACGATGGGTATATCGGCAAGTGCGTCGAAATAGAATTTGCCGAAGAAGATATAATACCTTATATCGAAATAGTTCATATATTAAGTGAGACACTATCTGATGAAGTAGGTGAAGCTTCAGAAGATTGGGAGTTCACTACTGAACAAGAGGAAGAAATCTCTCAAATAGTTGCAAAAGCTGTTATTGATTATATCAATAAGAACCATCTGCAACCACGCTGTTATAAAGTTATCGACATAGAATTTATTGAGGTAGGTGAGCAGGAATGACTAGAGAAGATATGAAATTAGTTGAAGCATTAAAATATTGGTGTGATACAAATACAGAATGTGGTGTAACTCACGTACCGAGTAGTTTGTTATTAAAGGCTATCGAAGCACTTCGAGAATCGCCAAGACCAAAAGGACAGTGGATAAAGACTGGTGCCATTAGTTGCAGATGTTCAGAATGCAAACACATGCCAATCGAAAATTATACTACCTATTGTCCAAACTGCGGAGCGGACATGCAGGATAATGACGAATTTGAAAAGGCAGGTAATCAGGAATGAAAAAACTAGATGACTGGGACAAAATGCTATTAATAATATTCGGAATATGCGCCAGCCCGTTGTTAGCACTCTTTTTTATAGCTATTGGATTGGAATATGCGTGCTTTGGCATAATACTAGCACAAGGATTCATGATGACGTGCGGACCTGAAATACTGGGAATATTCGGACACCCTAGCCAGCGAGAAAAGGAATGGTCTGAAGAATTACTGGAAATAGAAAGGAAAAAGCTAGACTTTAAGAGGCGGAAAATGGAAAGAGAGGTAAAAGAAAATGACAGAGTATAACGCAATCTTGCAGCTGCAAGACCTAAAGAACCGTTGCAAAGAATTTTGTGCAGACATTGAAGCGTTAGATATGGCGATAAAAGCACTAGACCGGCAGAACGCAGACGGTTGTACAGGTTGTGCATTCGTGAGCGTAGAAGAATGGGAAATGCCTTGTGCTAAGTGCAAGAGAGGTTGTAAAGACTATTGGAGGCGGTAATATATGACTAAAAAGTATCCGCAGATGAAACCACTTGTACGGCAGATGTGGCAAGGGAAGTTAATCAACCAGTTGAGGGAAGGGGAAGAGTTTTTGCAAACGTCCGCATACGGAATACCAGACCAAGAAAGAAAGTTAATTATGGACGGCGATGAAGCTATAGCACAACTTAAAAAGCTAGTGGGTACTTGCGGTAACGAAAAAGACGTTGTTGCTTTAAACGTAGCGATAGACGCGATAAACGAGGTGTGGAATTGATACCAAGAGCGAAAAAACCGAAAAAGAAAGCGATACACAGACCCGCCAAGACGCCTTTTGAATACGTCAAGGCAACAAACTATCTGAATATCGCCGCAATGGTCAGAACCCTTGCTACGGTCTATGACTGGGAAAAGGAACAGATTGATGAATTTATGGAATCTCATATGGCACTGTTACAGGAGATTTCAGACCACAGAACGAACATAAAGCGGTTTGTGGCGGACACAGAAGAACTTACCGGTGTGAATATTACAGAACTGATAGACAAGACCTGCGAGGTCATAGAAAGGAGTTAAGCAATGAAAGGACTAAAGAAGTGTCCCAAATGCGGCGGAGAGCCCGAGAGAGTTGCAACGTGGTATGCAGATGGCAAAAACGGCTACACAAAGGAGGTCGTACGCTGTACAGTATGCGGCAAAAATGTCGCAAGAAAAACTGGACAGGAAGCGGTCAAGGCGTGGAACAGATTGAAGTAAGGAGGTGAAAAGTAATGTATGAAGCAACACTCGAAAAATTCCGCGAAATGTACGAGCGAAACGAAGACTGCTGCTGTCCCGCAGAGTTTATCCCGATAGAAGAAGCCCTAAAAAAACAGATACCCCAAAAGCCGAAAGACCTAAGGTCGCCACAAGACGTCCATTTCTTTGCGATTGGCGACTGCCCCGTATGCGACCGTACGGTAGACAGCAACGAACATTATTGCTTCAACTGTGGGCAGCGGCTTGATTGGGAGGCGGACAAATGATTTACATCGGAATAGATCCGGGCAAGAATGGCGGCATCGCCGTCCTAACCCCCGAAATAGGCGGCGTTATAGCAGAAGCCTATAAATACTCAGACGATAAGCTGATAGAAGTTATCAAGACAGGCGAGGGCAAGGCAAGGGCTTGTGTTGAGAGAGTGGCGGCAAGACCACAACAGGGCGTTGTGAGTATGTTCAGCTTCGGGCAGTCCTACGGAGCAATAAAAGGCATTTTACAAGCATTAGACGTGCCGTATACGACAGTTACGCCGCAGAAGTGGAAGAAAGCCCTACAGGTCACAAAGGACAAAAGCACGTCGATTGACAAGGCCAAAGAACTATACCCCGGAGTTAATCTGCTTGCAAGTCCACGCTGCCGCAAGGACCACGACGGTATGGCTGAAGCCCTGCTGATAGCCACATACGGCTACTGGAGCGGCATATGACAGGCGAAAAGTGTATATCCTGCAACGACAGATTCCCCGGCTGTCAGGACCACTGCGAGTACGGGAGAGCAGCAAAGGCAGAGCGGCTGCAGCGGAAAGACCAAAAAGAAAAGCAATCACAGAACGAGGCGCGCGACTACTACGCCGCCAAGAGATATAGGAGGTAGAAGTGCTTGAGAGTTACAGAAAAATCAACGTTGAAGAGTTCTTGAGAGATTACCGGGACAACTGCGCCAAGTTGGCAGAACTGAAAAGAGAAAAAGACTACCTACTAGGAGCCGCAGGCGTTGACACAACGAAAGAAACAGTTAAAGGCGCGCCAAGTTCGCCAACTGAGAACACAGCGGTTGCAAGGGAACGAATAGACCGCAAGATAGCAGCACTAGAAGAGTACTTCCGGGCGTTTAATGCGGCAATGGACTTTCTCGACGACACAGACCGGCAGATAGTCCAAGAGTTCTACGTTGCGAACAACCCGACAGCCCTATCAGCTACAATGCGGCTGCAGCGGTTAGGCTACAGCGACAGAGCTATCAGAGCCAAGAGAGAAAAGGCGATCAAGCGGTTGTATCACTTTTTCAATTAAATCGCTGTAAAACAAAAATAGCCCCCTTTACGGGGGCTTTGTGTCTTATTCAAAGGGGCTTACCCCTCTGCCTCGCAGTCCTGCAGGCTGTTATACCTGCAGACTGTGCAAGAGTACCAGCAGTTCTGCTGGCCGCAAGGGGCGTAATCGCCCTGTATGCCTGCGTCGGCATACTCGCAGACATCGCAGTCGAAGTCTGCCGGGAGGTCGAAGCACTCCCTCATTATATTTCTGTCACTCATTGTTACTCCTTTCCTTGTTTTCTGTTGCCGCCTTTGTTCTCGGCGACACGAAAACTGTTGTGGTTTTCCCTATATTCTCGCAAGGCGGCTTTTATAAGACCTGCCTTGCTGTTTGTCTTCGCGAACATATCCAGTATGTCCGCGTCTGTGCTATGGTACAGGGTGACTGTCACCCTATCCGTATTTGTTTTCTTCCAAGCGGCGTCCCGCTGATTTTTTGTTGCCACTATTCCGCCTCCCATACTGTTGTAGTGCTCAGCTCTTCAAGCGGTATTGCCAACTCGTCAACCCTGTACAGCTCAAACTGTTCGGCGGTGAGTTCGATTTCATCAACGCGGTAAGTGCCTGCAGCGTCTTTTGTATAACTCTTTTTATCTGCTTCGCTGAGCGCGTCCCACGCCTTTGCAGCTTCGTTTACAGCCTCTTCCTTGCTGTTGTACACCTTTTCGCTTCCTGTTCCCATTGCGTCCCTGTATTCTGTAAATAAATATTTCTTCATTGTTTTTTCTCCTTTTCTTTTTATTATGCCCCCGTAAGGGGGAGAGTGTCAATTGTTTTTAGAAGCTTATCGCTTCGCCTACAGCTTCATAGCTTGTAAGCAGGTGATACTTTAAGGCCTTGTAGCTGTCAAGGTTCTTTGCAATCAGGTCCTTGACAATAGCCTTGTCCACTTTTACGTTCAATCTGTCGACAACGCCGAACATAAACTCAACGTTGTACAGTCCGGGCGAATCGTAATAGTTCGACAGAACGTTATATGCAATTTTTTGTTCTCCGCAGCACACCTCACGCGCCACGCTTCTAATTTTCGTTGTTTTCATTTCATTACCTCCCTTGTTTCGCTCTTGCTCATCAGTACCGGACTTTTACCGGCAGACAGGGGGGCTATATCCTAACCCCTAGCAACATACAATTGCGCTTTGCCTCGCAGAGTGTGAGCCAGTTCTCAGGGCTCATATCTGATATGTAGTTGGCTTTTGCTTTCATATATACCGCCTTTGCCGCGGCCTTTCTGTCTTCTAACTGCCTTAAATGTGTCATTCTTTCGTACCTCCATTGCTTAGCTGTTGTTGTAACGGGTTGTTCCGTTGCTGTGATTACATAGTACAACGGGCTGTCCCGTTTGTCAACAGTTTTTTTAAAACTTTTTCAAACTTTTTTTCAAAAACCTCGCAAAACGTTGAAATTCCAACGAAAAAAATTTTAAAAATGTGCCAACAGGAAGCCAAGCGGCGCGCATATAATGTATTATAATATATATAAATAAAAGTATTTCTTCTAAAACTGATTGTTTTATAGTTAAATTTACTCCTTGAAAATTATTCGGACGACAGCGGGACAAAATCCTGCTGTTTTTCGTTATACCAGGGAGAGAAAGGGGGCACATATGGCAGTGATAGAATCAACAGCAGAAGTAATAGATATAACAGATACAGCCCCTAAGGGCAAGAGTAGGAAATGTAAGACAGCAGCAGAAGCAGCAGCATATAAGGACCACAGAGGCGAGAGTTTCTCAGGCAACAACGGCAGAAGCGGCAGAGGTAGGGGAACAGGCGCAGGCAACCCGAGAGTTTTCAAGAGCGGCGATGAACTGATAGACGCACAGATAGCCTACTGCAAGCATATAAGAGATATTAACTATATAGAGTATCCTACTAAGAACGGATTAGCTGAATACCTACAGATAGACCCTAAGACTATATGGTTAACTATAGAACGCTACTACCCAGGAATTAAGCGACAGTGGCAGGAGAATATAGAGCAAACGCTGATAAATGGGGTAAACGCAGGGGTTTATAACGTTCCAATGACCAAGTACATACTGGCCAACTGGTGCGGTTGGAGCGATAGGCGGGAGAACGTAACCACCGAGAAGAAGCCGCAGATCGCCTCAAAGGCAGAGCTAAAAGAAGCTATAACAGCCTATTTACAGGCTCCAGTAGACGAATAAACATACAACCAATTGAATAAAAGTATCAGAATATCCCGAGGAAATACCTCAAATATTGCATAAATAGCGTATATTCATTGCATAAAGCAGTATAACAGAATATGCATAGACACAGCATACAGACCATAAAACAGCTAGAAACGTTGAAATACCAACGGTTACAGGCAATATGAGTATGCAACTATTCCGAAGATAAGGATTTTCGGAATAGTTTAAACATACATATACCCTGAAGAATTTTTTTGAGGGTATACGGGGGACTGGGGGATACCGGGGTACCGGGTAGTGAATGACAATACAGTCCAAGTAGTAAGTATCGAATCCGAAACGACCCCCTCGTCGAAATCTTCCCCCGTAGGTAGGGTACCTCACCCGTGCAACCCAATTTCAAAACACCCCCTACCCAAAAATAGGTGGTATATGGCAGTGTAGCTCAAAGTAGAGCAGCCGAAAGGAAGGTTAGCGGTTCAAATCCGCTCATTGCCTCCAACTCTTTTTAGAGTATGTTATGTTCATGCTGATAGCATCTTATTTCACATCAGCATCATCAATCCAAAACCTAAACGGTTATATAGGAGTTGCAGCTCCTATATATGGCAGCATAGTTTAACAGGATAAAACAGACTTCGTGTCAAGTTGGGAGTTCGAAACTCTCTGTTGCCTCAAAACGTGTGGTAGCATTGTTTTGTTTACCGGGAGATGTGGCAAGCGCGCTGTATTGGCCACATCAGACAGCTTGTTTTTCGGCGGGGATAAACAAGCCTTTTCCTATATCCCTAGAGGATAAAAGGAGTCTTTGTGCGGTTTTACCGCATAATGTGCCGACGTAGCTCAGATAGTAAGAGCAGGTGCCTGTTAAGCACAAGGTCGCAGGTTCAAGTCCTGCTGTCGGCGCCAGCAATCCAAATCACCTCCGAAGCATTTCGGGAAAATCCTTTTAAGTCGTGGCAGGAGACTGAAAACCCTGCCTTTTAATATGATAGTAGACATAAATAAAAACAGGCCACACGAAGTATCAGAGCTTATCTGTTTAAAGTGCCTGCACAGATGGATAGGAGTATATCCGAAAGACACGCCATTAAAAGACATTGTATGTGTATGCGGTGAAAGCGGCTATGTAATAAAAACAGGGCAGACATTATGAATGAAGAACAACTGTACCGAATGATACTGCAAAACGACTACGCAGAGTATGTGCAGTATACATCTAGGGGACAATGGAAAAAGACAAAATTTCATAGATACCTGTGCGAAGCAGTACAAAGCTTCATTGAAACCGATACGGGACATGCTGCTGACATACTTGTTTTATCGGTCCCGCCGCAACACGGCAAGTCAGTAACCATAACAGAGAGCTTAGTGTCATGGTATTTAGGAAAGCACCCGAACCATAGCTGCATAATAGCTTCGTACAATACAGACTTTGCAGAGAGGTTCGGCAGACGTAACAAAGAGAAGATAGAGCAGTACGGAGAGGCGATATTCGGCATAAGCGTCGGCGGTAAAAGCTCCAATCAGGAGTTTGAACTAGACGGGACATCGGGCAGATGTATCTCAAGAGGTATGTTGTCGGGTATTACCGGTAACTCCGGTCACTTAATAATCATAGACGACCCTTTAAAGACAAAAGAGGAAGCATATTCGCAGACCACAAGGGACAAGATATGGGAAGAATGGAGTTTCTCTATCAAATCACGTTATCAGGACAAAACCAAAGTAGTTGTGATAATGACGCGCTGGCACGATGACGACTTAGCAGGGCGGATAATCAAGAATGAAAACAACGTCACTGTAATAAATCTGCCTTTAGAAGCAGAAGCTGACGATCCGTTAGGGCGTAAAGTCGGAGATTCCCTGTGCCCTGAGCTCGGCAAAGACAACGCATGGGTAAAGGAATTCAAAGAGGGCTTCCTAAAGACCGAGGGTGGAACAATGGCGTGGAATGCTTTAATGCAGGGACACCCCACATCAGAAGACGGCAACATGCTTAAAAGGGAATGGTGGCAGTACTATGATGAACTGCCTGAATGCGGCGACTGGCTTATGAGCGTTGACGCAGCCTTTAAAGACGGAGACGACAACGACTACGTTGCAATACAGGTATGGGGCAAACGAGACGCCAACATGTATCTTATCGACCGAGTTAAAAAGCACCTTGACTTTCCGTCCACATTAAGAGAGATAAGACGGCTGAGAGGGCTTTATCCGAAAGTAAAACAGGTACTGATAGAAGACAAGGCAAACGGTTCTGCCGCAATACAGGTTTTAAGACGTGAAATGCATGGTGTAATAGGAATCAATCCGCAGGGCGGTAAAGTATCAAGAGTAAACGCGGTATCGGGCGCAATCGAAAGCGGAAATGTATGGCTTCCGAAAAACAAAGCGTGGACACACGAATTTGTCGACGAATGCGCGGCATTTCCTAACGGCGTGCACGATGACGAGGTAGACTGCTGCTCACAGGCCTTAACAAGATTTATGTATTATCGCGGCAAAGTGCCGGAGATGATAAAAAAGAAGAAGACACTATCCGACGTATTCAATATGGGTACGAAAAGAAAGAGATTAGACATAGGAGACAGAATCAATGTTGTATAGTTTATCAACGCTGTTACTTTGCATGGTAATGGCTTTTTTAGTTCCGTTAGTTGTCATAAAGGCATTTATAGCAGGCTTTAAGTTTCAAAAGGGAGAAGATATCCTTGTCCCTAAAAAAAAGGCTGTAAAGGTCACTGAAAGCGACCTAGAGCGCAAAAGAAAGATACTTGAAGCCAACATAGAAAAATATGACGGCACATCTACAGGACAGATAGAGGTTAAATAATGGAAACAACATCAATATGGGTTAAATACCAAAAAGGTAAAGAATTCATTAATAAGAAAGCACTCATACAGAACACGCAGAAGAACTGGAACTTTTATTTAGGCAATCAGTGGGAGGGGCTTGAAAGCGGCGGCGAGGAGTTGCCGATGCTTAACTTCATAAAAGGCGTTGTAAAGTACAAAGTTGCGGTTATTTCACAAAATAAAATGGCTGCAAGGTACATAGATCCCGAAAGCCGCCCCGAATACAAGGGAATCTGCGAAGCACTGAACAAAAACTTTGAGAAACTGTGGGAAAACGGCAAATTTGACGTCAAATCGTGGAATACCGTCAAAGGCGCAGCTGTAGCAGGTGACGCGTACCTGTTTTGGGGCAACTCAGACGCAACAGACACACAAACAGTATCTAACGCAAATGTGCTTTTAGGTGACGAACAGCAGCCAGACATTCAGAAACAGCCATACATTCTGATAATCGAGCGTTTAAGAGTAGGCGAGATTAAGAGAATGGCAAAAGAAAACGGACTTTCACAGGAGAAAATCGACCTCATTGTACCGGACGAGGAAAAAGAACTTGTCATAGGCGACAAAACAGAGGTGCAAAGCCCCGATGACGAAAAATGTCTGTCAATTCTCTATATGGATAAAGACGAAAACGGCTATGTCAGAGTAGGCAGAGCCACAAAGACGGTAGAATATGAGCCGGTAGAGCCTTTAACAAGGAAAAATCAGAAAGGCGAAACAACAGGAGGCTTAAAAGCATACCCGATAGTCAGTTTTATATGGGAAGATGTACCGAATTCAGCAAGAGGGCTTGGAGAAGTACAGCAGCTTATTCCGAACCAGCTTGAATTAAACAAAACGCTTGCAAGGCGTTCAATCACAGTAAAGCATACATCATATCCTAAATTAGCCTACGACAGAAGCATGGTTGAAAATGAAGAGGATATAAACAGAATAGGTGCAGCAATCGCGTTAAACGGCGGCGGCGCACAGTCTGTATCGCAGATGATTTCATACTTGAATGCAACATCAATGTCAGCAGACGCACAGTATCTGTCAAACGACTTGCTTGAAATAACAAGAGACTTGGCCGGTGCAGGAGACGCAGCAACAGGTAATGTAGACCCTGAGAAAGCCTCAGGCGAGGCGATCAATGCAGTAAAAGACGCTGCACAAATGCCATTAAATGAACAGGTGGCAAAATACAGCCAGTTTGTAACAGACATTGCATATGTAGCATTAAACTTATGGTTTGCATACAACAAGGATATTGTCGTTTCATATGAGGACGACTTCGGACAGCGGCAGGAACTGCAGATAACGCAGGAAGATATAAACGCACTGCAGCCAAATATCAAGATAGACGTATCCTCAGACAGTCCTTGGAGCAAGCAGGCTGAACAGCAGGAGATAAAGGAACTGTTTATGCAGGGCCACATCACCTTAGAGGAATACACAGAGCTTATGCCGGACAACTCATACATTCCAAAAGCGAAACTGAAAATCATTCTTGACAAGAGAAAAAATCAGATGATGAACCAAATGCCTATGGGACAGATACCTATAGAACAGATGGAACAAATGCCAATGGGACAGGCTACAGAACAGGAAGAACTCGATGACGAAGAAGAGGCGGCCGCAATAGATGAAATGGCACTGCAGATGATGAACACAGAGGAACTTGACGATGAAGAAGAAGCTGCAGCTATAGACGAGGGTGCAATGCAGATAATGCAGGGCGAGGGCGCTGTAGACGAAAACGGCGAACTGACAGATGAAGCATTAGACGAAGACGCACTTGTAGAAAGACTGCTTGCCGAAGCAGAAGCCGCAGAATGGCAGAATAGCCGCTCAGTCAATAAAGAGCTTAAAGAAATCCTTGATAAATGCCTTGAAGAGGGACTTATCGACAAGGAAGATTACGAAAAGGCTTTGCAGAACGGCTTATCGGAAGAAGAAATTGAATACCTAAAGAGTTTACTCAGTTAATAAAGGACCTTAACAGGTCCTTTTATTATACAAATTTTAAAAAGAAGGAGACGTAAAAAATGAGCGAATATCTCGACAACATAGGCGCAGAAGAGCAGGAAGTCGCCGAACCTGCAGAAGAAGTTGTCACAGGCGAAGAAGAGCAGGAGGTCGCCGAACCTGCAGATAAGAGTGATGCCGCATTTGCGGAAATGAGACGTGAAAACGAGCGGTTAAGACTTGAAATTGCACGCAAAGATAAAGCGTTAGGGTTTTACTTTGACGGAGACAACAAGGAAGTACAGGCAATAGCGCACGCTATGGGACAGGCTCCCGAAGATGTGCAGAAAGCACTTGATACTGACGCTGAGATTTCACAGTTAAGAGCAGACCTACAGAAGGAAAGGGCAGAGAGGGTAATGGAAAAGGACCTTGCCGAAATTCAGAAGATTGATTCTAACGTCAAATCTCTTGACGACTTAGGAGAAACTTACGCCAATTACATCAGAGCGGGCTTATCGGGCGTAGAGGCATACGCCGCAATAAAAGCAAAGGAAAACCTCAACACCGAAACGCCGCCTAAGACCATTGGCAACCTTTCAACAGAGCCTGCCAAAAAAGACTTTTTCACAAGTGAAGAAGTAGACAGAATGTCTCCTTCCGAACAACTTGCAAATCACGACGCCATTATGGCAAGTATGGCCAAATGGTAAAAAGAAAGGAATAAAAAATGAGCTTTAACAACTTCAAACCTCAGATATGGTCAAACGAGGTAATGACACAGCTTGAAAGAAAATGCGTTTTTGCAGGTCTTACAAACAGACAGTATGAGGGACAGGTAAAAAGCGCAGGCGACAGCGTAAGAATACTTGGCGTTGCAAGACCTACAATCTCACAGGCAAACGAAACAAACTTTACACTTGCAGATCCGGAAGAAGTACCAACTTCCGCTACAACTCTTAACATCAATCAGATTAGAACATTCAACTATATGGTTGGTGATATAGACCAGCAGCAGATGAAAGGCAATTTAAAGCCTGTATTATCCGGAGAAACCACCAATGCACTTGCAGAGGAAATCGACAGCTATATTGCAGGAATGGCACTCACAAAGGAAGCTAAGCTGATGAACGCTTCAGCACTTAAAATTGAAACTACAAACATCTTAACAGAGCTTGACAAGGCTTGGCAGTACCTTGTAGAGAACAACGTTCCTACATCTGAGACTATCAACGTAGTAATGTCGCCTAGATTTTGGGTACTCTTAAAACAGAGAATCATCGACTTAGACACTGACAACTCTAAGTTAATCAAAACAGGACAGATGGCGAAATACTCAAACATGAACCTTATCATGTCAAATGCCGTTGCAACTACTAACAGTGGTGCTGTTGATAACATTATGGTTATGTCAGAAAAGGCGATTGCATATGTAAATCCGCTTACAAAGACAGAAGCCTACAGACCTGAAAAGAAAATGGCAGATGCTATTAAAGGATTCACTCTGTTTGACGCAAAAATCGTTAGACCTAAAGAACTTATCGTAATGAACGTTAAGTATGCGTAGAAAGGAGATAGAAAATGGCTAATACAAACGTGACACCTGTAAAGGTAAAAGACGTAAACACTATTTCTCCAAAACTGATAGACAACGCTGTAGCGGCAACGACTGACAGCTTCATTGTAGACGTTGCACAGTCAATGGACAAAAAGCTTGTATTCATTGCTGACAACTCAGCAAGCACATCTGCAGCCACAACAATCACAGTTAAGGCAGGAGCAAATGTGGCAGGCGTAAACGACCTTACTCTTTCCGTACCAAAAGGGGAAAAGGCATTTTTCCAGTTAGACAGCAACGCTTACATGAACGCAAGCGGCGTTAATAAAGGGAAAATCGTTATCGCAGTTAGTTCGGCAGACTGCAAACTGGCAGTAGCAGAGCTTCGATAGTTTAATGAGGGCAGTTTAATACTGCCCTCTTCTTTTGTATAGGAGAAAGACCTATGACGTGGTTAGAATTAAAAAACATAATCAAAACGCTTGGTTTTGAGGAAAATTCAATATTGACAGAATATCAGGAAATAATCATAAACGCCTGCAATCTCTCAGTATCGACAATAAATGATATTGTAGTATCACGACTTCAAGGCTACTTCAAATCACAGGACAAGGATTGGGTTAAGCCGGAGATAACGCCATTCACAGCGGAAACTCCCGACGATTTTGAACTTGAAATGCCGAAACTGGTACATAAACTTGTACCGTACTTGGCGGCATATCATGTATGGCTTGACGATGACGAGCGAAAAGCAATCTACTACTACAATATGTATCAGGATATGAAAGATGAACTGGTAGGCGAATACACAAGAGCAATGAAAGCAACGATTGTTGGAGGGTATGACATATGAGCAAAATGAATGTTCCTGCCGCTCCCACACTTTATCATACATACTATAAGGAATTAAAAGGGGCTGACTTTTCAAGGGACAGAACAGAAGTTGACCGAAGGAGATCACCCGACCTTTTAAATATGATTTCTGATAACGGCGGAAACCCAATTAAAAGGCTAGGTTGGCGAAAAGTCGCAGACACATCTGGAGAGAAAATAGTAGACATATTCCATACAGGCGGCTCTTTTTATGTAATCACAGCGTCGCACCTGTTTAAGTTTAATGAATCGTGGGTAAAAGATGACACATTCACGATAACCCACACATCAACAAACCCAAAAGGCTTTGTGTTCGGCGGAAACATATACTTTTTCTTGGGCACAAAGATAATTTACATAGACACTTCAGACACATCACACACAATAGCAGATCTCACAGGTCAATATCCTGCAGGCGAAGCAAAGATACCGAGAGTATCAATATCAAGAAGTCCCGCAGGAAAAGACGGCACATTACTGGAAGATGTCAATATGCTTACTCCTTGGCAGTGTAACACATTCTTAGGCGACAGTACATCAAAGGACTATATCTTATCGTCTAAGAAGATATTAAGCGGTGCAGAGTATATAAAGGTCTATGTAATGGATTCAAGCGGCGAATTTCAGTTAAAGACCTATGGTACAGACTACACACTTCCTGCAGCTGTAGAAACCACAGGCAAGGGTGTAAACGGAGCAAGTTATACATTCAATGTGTGCGACGGAAAAATCACTTTTAAAGAAGCACATGCACCTGTAGTCACAGGACAGGATAATGTCAAAGTAGAGTTCATATCCTTTGACGAAAAAAACGGACTTTATAAGGACAGGAAAGGGATAACAAACCCATACGATGTTGTAACATACGGCTATTCAAAAGAGGATAGAGTATTCATCGTTTCATCGTCAGAGCGAAACAAGATATTCTACTCAGAGGTTGAAAGCGTGGCATACTTCCCTGACCTCAATTACCTCACTGTAGGTAATGTTACTGCTGACATAGTAGGTTTTGCACGAATGAGTTCATACCTTGCAGTAATCAAAGAGGAAGTTTCAACAGATTCAACAGTCTTTCTGATAAGCGGTACAACAGTAGAGAATCTGACAGCGTTTCAGTGTACGCCTGCAAAAGCCGGTGTCGGCGGAATTGCTCAAAAGTCCATTGCAATGCTAGGTGACGAGCCGCTGTTTTTATCTCAGACAGGAGTTTACGGCATATCCAACTACTATGTATCAAGTGAATATATAGTGCGAAACAGGTCATACCTGCTTGATAAGAAACTGTTAAAAGAGCCAAACCTTGATAAAGCAGTGGCGGTACAGTGGAACAGATACTATATTCTGTGCGTCAATTCACACTGTTATGTGCTAGACGGACGGAACAAGGCAAACGACAAGAACAACAACACAGACTTCTTGTATGAGGGTTATTACTGGGAAGATGTCCCTGCAGTATGCTTTGCCAATATCGGAAATGAGCTGTTCTTTGGCACATCTGACGGGCGTATATGCAAGTTCAACTCAGACGTACCAAACATCACAGCGTACTGCGACAACGGCACAGCAACAATAGGTGACGCAGGAGAAATACTGCTTACAGACGGCAAAGCAATTAAATGTGTGTGGTCTACTCCGCTTGATGATGACAACTATCCACAGTACTTTAAAACGCTAAATAAGAAAGGCACACTGCTTACTCTTATGCCTTATGACAGGACAAGTGTTAAGGTACGGATAATTAAAGACGGAATAGAAGCCGCAGCACTCGAAACGGAAACATTTGATATATTCAACTGGACCCTAATCGACTTCTCACGATTTACCTTTAACGGCAACACGACAGCACAAAACGACTACTTCAACAAGAAGATCAAGAAGTATGTCAGACTTCAGATAATACTTGAAAACGAGGGCATATATGAGCCTTTCGGAATACTCGGTATAACAAAGACCTACAGCGTAGGTAATTTCTCAAAGAACAGGAGATAGAAAATGGCGTTATTAAATGCAAAGATACTGGAAACAGAACGAAATGCTGTTTATGTCAAATCTGTACCCGGTGAAAGACTGACAGGAAATGTTCAGCAAAACAAAGATGTATTTGATAAGTTCCCACAGCTCATTATGGGTAAATATAATGACCTTGTGGACCTTCTCATATCTCTTAATCTTGACAACATAACAACAGACTTATCGGACAGATACACAAAGACAGAAGCAGACGCAAAAATAACAGAAGAAACCAACAGCCTTGTGGCTAATGTAACAATTAACACCGACACAGGAGCAATCACAGTTACAAAGAAAGACGGAACATCTCAATCTGTAGATACTGCACTCGAGAAAGTTCCTGCAACATTTGAATTTGTAGAGGATATAGAAAACGATAAATACTACTTAAAGATAACAAATGTTGACGGAACCACATCACAGACAGAAGTAACAAATCTGATGAACCAGTTTACATTTACTTCGGGGGATATTGTTACATTCTCACAGAGTGCAAACGGCACGACAACGACAATTACAGCTTCAATTAAGGCAGGCTCTATTGGCTTTAACGAGTTGAAAAGCGAAGTCAAGGCTTATATTGACACTAAGGCGGCTGATATTTCAGCAGACAAGGAAATAGTCCTTGCCGCTAAAACAGAGGTTCTTAATGCTTCTCAGAGCGTCACAGCCAACACTACAATAGTGCTTAACGCTAAAGATGACGCTACGGCACAGGCTAACAAAGCCAAATCATACGCTGTCGGCGGCACTGGTACAAGAGAGGGCGAAGATACTGACAATGCACAGTATTATTCCAATCAAGCCAATTTAAGAGCCAATGACGCTCACAATTCGGCTGTAGCTGCAGAAGAAGCCAAAAACAAAGCACAGGAAATCGTAGGCGGCGATTTCCTTACTAAGACAGGTGACGGAAGTGACGTGACTGCGACTTTTACTGAAGCAGATTCAAGAACAAACATTGCAACAGGTGAAAAATTGTCTGTGCTTTTCGGTAAGGTAAAAAAGTTTTTCTCTGACTTGAAAACAGTAGCATTTACAGGCAGTTATACTGACTTGAGCAATAAACCGACAATACCTGAGAAGAACAAAGTTTTAACAGGCTCACTTACTGTCGCAGGTTGGACTGCTGAAACAGGCGGTTTCAAGCAGACTTTAACTATATCGGGACTTGCTACAAGCGGATACACCTATACAGTTTACCCGAACTCTGCACAGTATAAAGTATGGACAGAAGCAGGAATATATGCTGATGATGTTTCAACAGCTAATCAGATAACGTTCCACTGTACAGAAAAGCCTACAGTTGCAGTATCGGTAAACATAAAGAAAGAGCAGGTGGGATAATGGGAAATGTAATCAATATGATAGGCGGCGGCGAAAACGTCAATGCCGAAGTCGCTACGCAGAAAACAGATATTGAACTGCTTGCAAAACAAATAGCTTCTGTACAGCTAGACTTCAACTCAACATATGTATGGGGTAAATATACAGCTTCGGGCGGTGATTTACTTGATTATGTGTATTCTATGGATAGCTCAGCATACCCCGATGGCGGTACGCAAGGCGGTTACTACTATAAGATTGCAAGACCAGTATTGACTGGCATATCAATAACTACACAGCCTACAAAAACAGTATATGCTGTAGGCAGTAGCTTTGACGGTACGGGTATGGTAGTTACTGCAACGTATGATACAGGAGCAACAAAGGAAGTTACAGGTTTTACTTTCTCACCGCAAACATTCAGTTCGGTAGGAACTAAAACAGTAACAATATCTTATACAGAAAATGGTGTCACAAAGACTGCGACACTAAGTGTAACCGTAATACAGGTTGGTGATTTTGCTACATCAACTTGGGCAGAAATAAAAGCCGCGGTACAGGAAGGAATAAGTGGTTTAGATTTATCTGAATATTGGGCTGTAGGCGATACAAAATCAGTAACGTTAACTACAAATGAAGTCATAGAATTACAGATTGCAGGATTTAATCACGATACTTATTCAGACGGAGTGACTGCACCAGTAACGCTTGTTATGAAAGATTGCTTGAATACTACAGCACCGATGAACAGCAGTAATACAAATAATGGCGGCTATCCTGCGTCTGCAATGAAAACTTGGGTAGAATCTAACATCTACGACAAACTGCCTAGCGATTTGAAGGCCATAGTAGCACCTGTTAAGAAGAAATGCTATACGACGTATAACGATGCAAGCTCACTAAGCGAAGCAAACTATAATGTATGGTTATTGGCAGAAGCGGAAGTGTTTGATAGCGTTTCTTCTACAGTAGGTAATGGCGAGGGTACGAAGTATCCAATATTTACAGACACTGCAAGCCGAGTTAAAAAATTAAACGGGTCTACCGAAGACTGGTGGTTGCGTTCAGCTCGTTATAGCGTTTCGGTTAGCTTTGTTGACGTCGATTCGAATGGCATGGTCGACTACAGAAATGCGTCGTATAGTTTTGGAGTGGCAGTCGGCTTGTGTGTAAGATAAGGAGGTAATTATGAGCAATAAAAAAATACTACAAGGTCATAATAAAGCCTTAGAGAGTTTAGCTACTATAGCAGGGATACCTCTTCCTACTATAACCGACTTGTTATCTAAAATTGATTGTACAAAGTATGAACAAGGAAGTTTTACATTATCAGAAGATAAGAATGCAGGTACACACATTGTAAATCATTCAATGGGTGTTATGCCTAAATATTATATAGTTTGGACTTCTGAAACAGGCACTATGATAGGCTATATTAAAGCACTTGTCGGCATAGTTTCTGCTGTTAGTAAGAGTTCCGCAAGTATATATATGCGTACAACTGGGTATATCGGGAGCTATGGAGCCGGCGATACAGACAAAAATTCCGAAACTCAATGTGACCTTTTTGTACCTGGTGGTGGTACGTTAATCGGCGGTGCAACATATAATTATTTGTTATTAGGATAAGGAGAGCATATATGTATTACAAGCAAGTAGAAAACGGAATAATACTGTCAATAGGCACTTTAGAAGTCGCTAATGACAGCCTAACTGAAATAACAGAAACAGAATACAATACCCTTTTAGCCATTATGAAAAAAGCACCGCAAGACGGAGCAGAGTATGGCTATCACTTATCAGCAGAAACACTACAGTATGAGTTTTATGTTAAGCCAAGAGAAGAAACAGTTGGCTGGTATGCAGGTAAAATTCTGAATGAAGAAATGACTATTAATGATGTCCCCGAAACATACAGGGAAGAAGTAAAAGCTAAGTTACCAAATAACGACTACGGTATTGATGATACAACCTATAATAACGTAATTGACGATTACACTATGGAGTTAGTTGAGAAAGGAGTTATATAATGAGTACGTTTGTAGAATCACTCAAGAGATTATATAGCGAGAAACATTACATTACAGTGGACTATATAAATTCTTTGAAAGAAAAGAATAAGATAACACAGGAAGAATACGATTACATTGTTCAAGGCGAAGTGTTAACTGTTGAGCAGTGTCTGAGTGAAATGGAAAGTGAGGTAGGAATCAATGGCTAGTGATAGAGAGAGATTAGATGCAATTAAGGCGGCTGTAAGAAATGATAAAGATACTCTTGCGGTTATTGAGGAAGTAGGTATCACTATAGAGGATAAACCGTCAATAGCAACACCTAGACCAGGCTATAAATGGGTTCCTTATCAGGCACAGGCAGGTGGAGTTATTACTTGGATAGAAGAAGCTGACCCTAATGCAGAGGGAACAGCGGACAAGCCTATCACATTCAAGGTAGGTATGGAAGTTAATGTAAACTATTATTACACAGATGGGGTGAGAAAATATGTTTGCATAAAGGGCGGTTTTCCACCGGAACTTGCTGAGGGTGAATACTTTACAGAGATATAAACAAATTGTCGGATAATGTGACACATTGCCACATCCAAAAATGCTATACTCAAATCAGGAGGTGGCACTATATTTCGTAGAAAGGATAAGCTATGGCTAACAATTTACAAAAAGCTTATATATCAGGACTTGCAGGACTGACAAAAGGCGGCAATCTTTCGGGACTTTCGGGCCTTGTATTGTCACCTACAGACTTAACAAAGTATTTGTCAACGAGTAACGCAGAGAAGTTCGGACAAATACTCAGAGAGGGTATGGCAGAGCAGGACAGAAAAGACGCATACAAAGTATTAGAGATGTTGTGGGAGTACGACAGGCTCCCTAAATGGAAAAGGATAATTCACAGAATAAAACGCAGGCTTAAATAGTCTGCGTTTTAACTTGAAAGGACTTGTTATGGCGAAAAACAAAATAAAAAACGCATTGGCAGGCACCATTAATACTGTGAGTGGTGGCAGCAAAGCCGCAGCCGCAGTAGCAGGAGCGAAAAACTCATTGATAAAAGCGGCAAACAACGCCAAAAACGCATATCAAGAAGCACAAGGCAGAGCGGCTTCGCAACAGGCACAATTGGCAGATGAACGAGAGCAGCAGCGACAGCAGGAAGAGCGAGAAAGGCAAATGCAGGAGTTTTTAAACAGTTACGCACCATCTGTAGACTTTATGGGCGTTTACAACGACTATGCAAACAGAATGGGCAATATCCTGCAGCAACAGAAAGACGCACTAAGTCAGCAGACAACCTCAAAGGCAAGAAGTGCATATGTCGCCAACGAACAGAGCAAAGCCGAGATACCAAGGCTTTTATCAAACGCAGGGTTAAGCGGCGGAATTGCAGAAAAGGTAAGAGGAAACCAAGACACCTCATATCAGCAGAATATCGCAAACATACTAAGCGAGAACGCAACACAGGGAGCACAGCTTGAAAGAAACAACGCAAATCTTATCAGCGAAGCATACAAGGAAGCAATGAGCAATCAACAGGCTGTAGACAACGAGAGAGCACTTGCGGCACAGCAGTACGCAAACCAGTTAGCACTGCAGCAACAGCAACAGGAATACGCTAGACAGCAGGCGGAGCAGGAAGCAGCCGATTCAATAGCTTCTGCGTCACTTGGCAGGGTAAGCGGTGACATTTACAAGAAGAAAAACGGCAAAAAGGTGCTTTCAAGTTCGCAGGCTAATCAGATTGCTTCAATTTACAATACTGCAAAGTCAAGCGGAGCTTCACAGTCAACACTCAATCAGTTGCAAAGTGCAATGACGGAAGCGGCAACACAGCGTTGGAATGAGAAGTACGGCTCAAAGAAAAATCCGTCAATATCATATCAAGCATACATCAAGAAATATGTTACTGACAGAATTTCGTAGAAAGGATACGCTATGAGCAGTAAAAAAAACGTGATACAAGACGCTTATAAATCAGGTCTATCGAACCTCTCAGGCAGTGGAGCGCTTAAAGGGTTAGGGCTTGCAAGTCTTGTAACAAAGGTTAAAAGTCCTACAGACTTAACAAAATACTTAACGACAGGGGCAAACCTGCTTAATACGGTGGGCAAAGTGAGAAGTGCAATAGACAAGGCAAATAATGCAAGCAGTAAGACAAGCGACGCAGGGATTACCAACCCTACTGAGATACCAACAACGGTTTACCCGACAGTTACCCCAAGAGCCAACTATTCAGATATGTACAGTGCATACGAACAGGCGATGAACGCAAGGGCAAACGCCTACAACGCACAGAGCAACGCTGAAGCGAAAGATGTTGCAAGACAGTTACAGATTATCGGAAATCAGAATAAAAACGCTCTATATGGCACTCAAGGCGTGAGAGGGCAAGATGTTTCTGAAACCTCACTTCTGCAAAACGAAATGTCAACAGGAACAACTCAAAGCGGCGTAAGGTCTGCTTATGATACAGCTATGAGAGAAGTTGGAATGTCAAAAGACCAAAACCTTGCAGAAACAGACAGGCTAATGGGAAATCAGCAGGCCAACTACGAAAACCAAAGGCAAGAGCTTGCAAACCAGTACTTAAGAGATGTTGACGACTTCAACAGGCAGAAAGAAAACAACGCAGAATTAAAAGCCATATCGGACAAAGCCAACGACACAATCTACAAACAGCAGGCATTTGAGGACTTTGGTACAGACTACTCTACGGTAAAGGCTTACAACAAGGCAATATCCAAGCTGAAAAGGGATAAAACCCCAAGCAACGACTGGAAGATAGAATATCTGAGAACCGAAAGAGACAAGCTCAAGAAAGAAGTCGATAAAAAGAAACTTGCGGCACAGAAAAACGCATACAGCAAATCGCTCACCAAGTACAAATCAACAGACCAAATCGACAGAGCTATTGCCAAGATCCTGTCAGACGGAAACACAAGCAATGACTGGAAGCTGCCATATCTGAACAAATACCGCACAATCCTCAACAGACAGGAAGTAGCAGCAAGGAAAGCTGCAAAAGCGGCTAAGAAAGGCAGGGGCAAAGGCGGCGGCGGTGGCAAAAGCAAGAGCCGCAGCAATAACAACAATAATAACAACAATAATAATAATGGCAACAACAAGAAGAAAAAGAAAGATAAATATGCGGGAGTTTCATTAGACAGCTCAAATAAATTCAATGTAAATTACTTTAACACTCCGGCAAACTTTGATGAAATCAACAGAGCCTTAAAGAAAATAAAGTAGGTGACTTATATGGCGACAATATTCGATAAACTGAATAAAAAAGCTGAAAAGGCAGCTGATAAAGGGGCAAAAAAGAAAAAGAAATATAACCCTCAAAAAAAGCAACAGGTAAAGAGCGGTTCCGTTTCTGTTGCTAAAGATAAAAAGAAAACCAGTAAAAACCTAACATCAAACGAAGCATTACTCCTGCAGAACCTATCCCGTACAGGCTCAAAAAAAGTAGTAAAACAGGGTGTAAAAAACGCTGAAAAGACTTTACGAACTTCAAAGGCAAAGACAAACGAGTATAAAAACCTCAGTAAAAAGACCGAAAGGAAGAAGTCAAAGCCAAGTAAGCAGTTATCATCTAACGAAAGTCTGTTACTTCAGAACTTAACAAGAACAGGCACGCCAAATGTAGTCAATAAAGGCTTAAAGGGTGCAGAGAAAACTTTACGAACTTCAAAGGCAAAGACAAACGAGTATAAAAACCTGAACAAGAGGGTAGCAAAGCAGGACGAGAAGTTTTTAAATTCCTCACCTTTTGCTTACGGCTTTATGGCGGGAACTTCGCCTATTCCGTTAAAGGAAACACTTGAACTGCAGACAGGTCAGAAAATCGATACGTCCAAAGCAGAGAAGTCTGTCGGTTACAAGGCAGGCTATATGGCAGGACTTGCGGGCGAATATGCTTTAACTGGCGGCGTTGCTAGAGGTGCTGTAGAGCAGAGTGTCAAGACAGCATTAAAACAGGCAGGAAAAAAGGCAGGCAAAGAAGCGGTAAAGGATATCGCCAAAGAAGCAGGCAAGAAAAATCTCGCTAAGGTAGGAAAAAAAATGCTGACAGGTGCGGCGGCAGATACCATTACAGGTGTACCGACAAATGCACTTGAAGCAGGCAAGGAAGCCGCCAAAGCACCAAAAGGCGAAAAAGGAAAGACCTTTGCAAAGTCAATGGCACTTAACACAGCATTTGATGTTGGCTTAGGTGCAGGCGGAGAGGGAGCAGCAGCCTTAGTTAAATCAATAAAGAAGCGAACAGCTGAAAAAGCAGCTGCAAAAGCAGCCGAAACAGTAACGCAGACTAAGAGGGCGAAAGCACCGAGAGTACAGCCTTTACAGGAAAGACTTGCGGCTATAAGAGAAGCACGAAAAGAAGTTCCTCAGGCACCGGCAAACGCTTCAAGCATTGTCAAGAAAGCTGAACAGCGAAAAGTACAGCAAGTAGCGGCAGCTAAAAGCGGAAACATTGACAGGGCGTGGGACGAAATAAACGAAGCCAAGAACTATATAGACAGCGCAAAAGCAGAGTATAATCGCCTTAGAGAGGAACGAATTAACTCACTTGAAGATTATATCAAGAACTATGAAAAGAAAGGCTCAAAACGTGATTACGTGCCCGCTAATAACGAATACGGACAGGAATATTACATACCGCAGAACTACTCACTTAATGATAAATGGTACTCTGACTACTACAAAGCTAACGGCAAAGCGCCTGCGAAGAAAGACGCAAGAGCGATTGCTGAAAAGCTAGTAGACGAGGGAGCGCTTTATAAAGACAGCGAGTTCTTTGACGCCGATTTGTCAAATCTTAAACAGACCATAGACAGCGAAGAAACAATATACCGTTCACTTGCTCACAGCAATGACTTGTCAGACAGTCAGCTTGCAGAACTGGCAGAAAGATTTACTGACAAAGAGCTTGGCAAGAGGGTGATTGATAAGTCCGCCCTAGAGAAAGACTTAGGCGCTGACATCAATAGAGTAAAAGACACAACGGAAGAAAACATCAAGGAATACGGACAGTTTGTTAAAGACGGAAAACGCACCAATGTACCACAGGCTACAGCATACGGGGAAACCTCACAGGCTGCAGTAAACATTCGTAACAGCAAAGAGTTTGAAAGTGCTAAAGACGCAATAGACAAAGGTATAAACGAGGGAAGCTTTGCAAAGCATACAGAAACGCAGAAAACCGCACTGTCAAGAGCAGATGAAACTATAGCCAAAGACGGACTGGACGTTGCAGCCGGGAAAGTGGCAGGTTATACCGAAAGCACAGCCAAAGTGAAAAAAGAAGTTTCTCAAGATCAGATTATGTTAGGCTACAAGGTAGCACAGAAATATCTTGACGAGGGCAATATTGAAAAGGCTGTAGATGTTTTATCTGATACAGCAATGCTTGAAAGCGAAGCCGGCAGAGCGCTACAGGCGGCAAGGATATTTTCCTCACTGACACCTGCAGGCAAAGTTAAATCCGTAACAAAGGTTGCTGATAAGCTAAGCAAGGAAAAGAATGTTGACATAACACTCAACAAGGAACTGCTTGAAAAGCTGTCAAAAGCTACAGACGCAGACGAAGCAGCAAGAATACAGAATGATATTGCTGTCGATATGTGGAACCAAGTACCGCCTACCATTATGGATAAAATCAATGCGTGGAGATACACAAGTATGTTATCATCGCCAAAAACACATATCCGTAACATGCTGGGCAATGCCATGTTTGTACCATTCAGAATAATATCAAACGGGCTGCAGGTGGGAATGGAAAAAGCCTTTGTGAAGGAAGCAAACAGAACAAGGGCGATATTAAACCCTGCAACAGACAAAAATCTTATAAAAATGGGAGCGGAAGACTACAAAAAAGTAGAATTCACTCTTAGAAACAATACAAAGTACATTGACACACGCAGACCTCAGGACGCAAGGGTATATAAACTCAAACCTTTAGAGGGGGCAAGAAAGTTTGTATCATGGTCTCTTGACGCAGAGGACGGATTGTTTATGAAGTACCACTACTCAAGAGCATATGCAAGGTATCTGAAAGCACAGAAAATCAAAGGAAAAGTTCCTGCAGAGGTGGCGGAAAAAGCAAGAGCCTTTGCTTCACAGGAAGCCTTAGAGGGAACATACAGAGACGCCAATGCATTATCTGATTTTCTCAACAATACAAGGAAGTCGTGGGCGAACGCAGATAATAAAGTGTTGGCAAAACTCAGCACAATGATGTTAGATACCACAGTGCCTTTTGTAAAAACTCCTGCCAACATCTTAAAGCAAGGTGTGAGATATTCACCTTTAGGGCTTGCTGAAGGTCTTGTAAGAACAGGAATATATGGTGTTAAAAAGTCATTCAGAAGCCCTGAACAGGTAAGTAAGATTATCAAAGAAATATCAGAGGGGCTTACAGGTACAGGAGTGACAGCCTTAGGAGCATATCTTGCTTATGAGGGACTGCTTAATACCTCAATGGATACGCAGAGCAAAAAAGGGCAGTACGACAAGATGTTAGGCGAGCAAGAATACTCAGTCAACATAGGCGACTATACATACACTGTAGACTGGACCATACCGGCGTCAATGCCAATGATGATAGGTGCAGAGATAGCTAAGTTTACACAGGAAAAAGGACTGTCATTTGTCGATACGCTTAACGCCATAAGTAACATTGCAGAGCCTTTATTAAATCTGTCAATGCTTAGTGGTATCGAAAACACATTCAATACAGCCTTTTCGCAGGAAAGTACATTTAAAGAGATTGCCAAAAACACAGCAGAGGGTTATGTGTCGCAATTCTTCCCAACATTACTTTCGCAAATAGCCAAAACAACAACAGAAACAAGGAAATCAACGACAGCCACCAACAAATCACTAGCCGAAAGAGATATGAAAAGGTATCTTAATCAGCTCACAAACAAGATTCCGTTGGCAAATGAAAACCTTGCTGATTACATCAATCTGTGGGGCGGCAAAGAAACAAAGTATTCAAACTCGGACTATTTTGTAGCATTGTTACAGAACGTATTTTCTCCCGGCACTCTTAAAAAGAAAGAGACAACATCTGTTGATAGAGAGTTGTTATCTTTATATGACAGGCTAGATGACGATACTGCAAATACAATTATTCCGAAAAACACACCAAGCGGATATGGTGTAGCTTTTGCCGGCACAGAATATCAGATGTCAGAAAAGGATCTGCAAAAATATAAAGAGACGCGAGGCAGGCAATCATATGAAGAAGTTCACAAACTTATAAATACCAGCAAATATAGAAATATGAGCGACGAAGACAAGGCGAAAGCTATAAAAGAAATCTATAGCGACGCCGGGACATATGCAAAAGAAGAATTTTTGAGGTCGAAAGGCGTGTCTGACACAGATATCCAATTCAACAAATTGCGTAAAGAAACAAAAGCAAAGTTCAACAATATGCCGTCAAATGTGACAAAAGAAGCGTATGTTGCTGTAATGAGTTCAAAAGGCAAGGCTAAAGCAGACACAGACGGAAACAGACGCATACGACAGGTTGAAGCCGAGGCATATTTAGATACACTGCCATACTCAAACAGCGTTAAGGCAGAACTATGGCAAGCCTATAACGCAGGTTGGGCGGCAAGAAATAACCCTTACAGATAGGAGAAAGAAGATGTTAACAACAACCCAAATTATCACAATTATTGGATTTATCTTTGCTTCAAATGGCTTTTGGGCGTTTCTTACAAACCGAAGTCAGCGGAAAAAAGTAAACCTTGAGCAAATGCAGACGGATATTGCTGTTCAGAAAAAATCAAACAAGGCACTACTACACGACAGGCTCACAGATGTCTGCCTTTTGTGTATACGGCGGCAGTACGTATTCCCTGATGAACTCGACAACATAGAGTATATGTTTGAGCCATATGAGGAATTGGGCGGAAACGGAACTGTTAAAAAATTAGTTAAAGACGTTAGAAAACTTCCTGTAAGGGAATAGAAAGGAGAAAAAAATGTCTAAGAAATGGTTAAAAGCAGCTCTCGTGAGAGCGGTAAAAACGATTGCACAGACAGCAGTTGCAACAATAGGCACTTCAATGGTTATCTCGGAGGTTAACTGGGTAATGGTAGCAAGTGCGTCAGTGTTAGCAGGAGTAATTTCAATCTTAACTTCTGTTGCAGGACTGCCGGAAGTGGAGGAATAATATGCGAATCAATGTACACGCAGGGCATAACGCCGCAGGTAAAGTTGCCTGCGGTGCTGTGTCTATCTTAAACGAAAGCAGAGAGAACAGAAAAGTAGCAAAAGAACTTATCAGATTACTGAGAATTGACAATACTGTGTATGATTGTACGGTAGATAATGCGGAAGATGTGAACAAGAACCTACAGGAGATCATAGCAAAATGCAATGCTCACGAAGTTGACCTCGATGTTTCAATTCACTTTAACAGCGGAGCGAAAAATCAGAAAGGCAACGGCAAGGTTACTGGCACAGAAGTATGGGTTACCGAAAACAAGGGCATAAAAAGAGTTGTCGGCGAAAACATATGCAACAATATGAAACGATTAGGTTTTACGAATCGTGGGATAAAGAGGACAAGCGGACTTTATATCCTTAATCACACAAAAGCAAAAGCAATTCTTATAGAGGTATGCTTCGTTGACGACTTAGACGACGCAAGGCTGTACCGCAAGGTAGGTTATAAGGCTGTGGCAAGAGCCATTGCGGAGGGAATTGTCGGACACAAAATCGACGAAAGACCAAAGTATAAGGCGGTGAGGAATGTCAATATCAGAAAATCCCCTACAATCCACTCAGATAAGCTAGGAGCAATAAAAAAGGGCGAGACGATAAAAGGTATACCCGTAGAGAATAACTGGCTGAAAACGGACAGGGGATATGTAAGAATCAAAGGCCTTAAAACATACTTAAAGAGGGAGAAATAATGCTAGCAACAGATGTTTTAAAAAGGCTGAAAAGGCAAAACTTAATTCTGACTATTGCAGTATGCGTACTGCTGATTAAGAAAAGAGGCTAACCAAAATTGAGAAAGGTAGTAAAGGTATGCGAATTTATTGAGCCGGAACTGGACCAGTTCAGGGCAATATGTAATTTCGTAGGGCTTGAAAAAGAAGTATTTGAATTAAGAGCAAGAGGTTATTCATTATATGAGATGTCAGATACACTTGACGTTGACTACGATACTGTCAAGAGAACAAGCCAAAAGGTCACGCACAAAATCATAAAAGCAATTCCATACACTTAATACACTCTTAACACACACTAATCTGTACGTGATTGGTGTGTGTTTTTTTATTATGCTGTAAGCGAAAGGAGATAAAGATATGTACGGTTTTAATCCTTATACAATGCCACAAGCCCCTGTGGGCGTGGTAAACAGCAACAGAGGGGAATTAATCAGAGTAACAGGTTTTGACGGTGCTAAAGCCTATCAGATGTCCCCTAACAGCAGTGTAGCACTCTTTGACAGCAACGAGGACATATTCTACGTCAAGACTACTGACGGAGCAGGCTTTCCTACAATCAGAGCTTTTAAGTTTACTCCAATGGAAGCACAGCAGCCTGCAAGTGAATTTGTAACAAGAGATGAATTTGAGAGATTAAGGCAGGAGGTATTAAGTTATGGCAAGCAGTTTGTTTCAAACGAAAGAACGGAAAATGCCGCAAACATCAGCGAACAGGTTTAGCCCCGAGCAAATACAAGCGGCAAAAAGTCTCTTAAGCAAACAGGGATTGTCAGCCGAACAGCTAGTTAGAAATATTTGCCAACAAAGAGGCATAGATGTTGATAAGTTCATCGAAAACATTAATATTTAATGATGGCCTTTAACAAACTGTCCAATGTAACCACAAACCGTACGCGCGGCGGTAAATGGATAAATTATTTTTTTTACGAAAGGGGTTTAAAAAAATGGAAAATTATAGCTTATCAGATGTTGTCGCAGCTACTAGCGGCAAAGAAAAGGGAGCCTTTGGCTCAGACGGGTTATGGGTATTTGCACTTCTGCTTTTACTTTTTGGTAGCGGCGGCGGCTTCTTTGGCGGCAGTGCAGCGTCAAATGCAATGACACAGGCTGACTTATGTATGAACTCACAGTTCCAGAACTTAAATCAGAATGTGAACGATATCGGGCAGAGACAGTTCATGCAGGCCAACGAGCACACTAAGGACATCGCCACAGCTTCGGCAGCAATGCTCACAGGCTTTGACACAGTAGGCTCTAAGATTGATAACTGCTGCTGTGAGACAAACAGAAATATCGACAGCGTAAAGTTCGATATGGCAAACTATGTAGCCTCAATTAATGCTACGTCTACAGCCAACGCACAGAAAATCTTAGATAAAATGTGCGAAAATCAGATGTCTGCAATGCAGAATGAAATTCAGACACTGAAACTGCAGCAGGCAATGTGCGGTGTTCCAAAAATCAATCCTTACGGATATGGAATTGTACCGACATTCAATGGCTGCGGAAATCTGACAAACATCTAGTCGAGGGGATAAAAGAGGTCTTACGGACCTCTTTTGAGAAAGGAGAAAAAAATGAGCTGTAAATCGGGAATATACACAGCAAACACTACACAGGGTACAGCCGTTGCTAACGGTGGAATATTACCTTTAGGTAATATCATCAGACGATACGGACAGCATATCAACTTAGTCGGTAATGGTATCGCTCTTACCGGTGGCGGATATTACGATGTAGACGCCACAGTGACAGTAACAGCTGCAGCGGCAGGTCCTGTGTCAGTGGCATTATATTTAAACGGCGTTGCTGTGCCGGGAGCGGTTGCTACAGTAACAGCGGCAGCAGATGGGATTGTAACACTTCCTGTTTCTGCACTGGTAAGGCTTAACGGCTGTAATGCAGAGGGAACTCTTACTCTTGTAGTCGGCGGACAGGCTGTAACCACATACAACACAGCAATGGTTGTAGAGAAGATATAAGGCGGTGATGTTATGTGCTTGAGAGACATTACAGACAAAATCTACGCCTTAGACGACAAAGAGAAAAAGGAAAAGGCTAACGACCTTTACTACAAGTCAGCACAAATGCTTAAACATCATAATCCGCAGGCGTATGAGCAGCTTGTCAGAGAAGCAGAAAATATCTTTTATGACATTGACGAAGAAAAGGCTGTACTGATAGTCAGGAAGATGATACCTTTCGGCGAACGGTGGACTTACGACACAATAAAACAATTTATCGCCACAAAAGGAATTACAGACAGGTGCATTGAATACTACTTAGCGATGAATATGGCATACAATGACTATTACGAAGTGGCTGCCAAATACGGCAATGATAATGAGGACTACTACTTTGACATAGCTAAAGCATTTGTAGATGATAAAGACGCAGTGCCGAATAAGGTTGCAAAATACTTTATGCTGACATAAAGACAAAAACCACAGGTAAAACTGTGGTTTTTGTCTTATAAGAAAGGTCACATAAAAGTACTAAAAAGGTACTAAAAAGTTATTTAAAACGCTTTTTTTCGCATATAATAGCCAAAATCAGCGTATTAAAAACGTTGAAACATCAACATTCATCAAAATCTATCAAATTCCAAGAGTTACTAGCTAACTAGCTCTATAGTGACATTATACTGTAAATTTCAACATTTTGCAAGATACAAAGTACTAAAAAGGTACTATTCTATCATAGAAACAAACTCTTCCTGTTTGTTCGGATAAAGATGGGAATATGTAGCAAGGGCTGTTCCCGGTGTGTCGCCAAGTCTTTCAGCGACAAGCAGTATATTACAGCCAAGCTCAATCATCATAGAAGCATGAGAGTGTCTCAAGTCGTGCATTCTGATAACAGGCAAGTCCTGTTCTGCCAATGCATGTCTAAACTCATTCCTTAGTGGTGTTCTATTGGCTTTGAACAGCGTGTCAGACGGCGTCAAGCCATACCTTGCATTTATATAGTCCCTAAGTTCATCAACAAGGAAGCCGGGAATAATAACCTTGCGTATGGAATTAGGTGTTTTTGGCTTTGTAACTACTTTCCTTTGGGATATGTTTTTGTTTATGTTAATGCTTTTGTTCTCCAAATCTATATCTGCTAGCGTCAGGGCGAGACATTCCCCTAGACGCATGCCGGTATAAAACAGGGTATCAAACACAGCTTTGTATGTAAGGTTGGAGAATTTAAGCTGTTCGTATTGTTCTCGTGTAAGTATTGTATAGTTGCGTTTTTCTTTTGGTACAATATGCTTTGCAGTTCTGACGGGGTTTTCCTGCAGACCGCAAAAGGTGATCCCCCAGTTAATAATGCAGCTTAAAACTGCGGTTATATTTCTAATGGTGGTTGAAGCAAGCCCCTTTTCCTGCAGAGAGTACTGCCAGTTCTTAATCGCAAGTGGCGTCACTTCGGACGCAGAGCACTTAAAAAAACCGAGAATATGGTTGTCTGCCATAGATTTATGTTTAATGTATGTGCTTTCTTTTACCCTTGCCTTTAAGTCCACAAGATACTTGTTAACAAGAGTGTCAAAGCTAATATCGTTGTTGACAGCAGCGTGATTTTCAATAAAATCTCTTTCCCACGCAAGAGCTTCTTTTCTCAAATCAAAGCCTGACTTCTTCTTCTGCTTTCTTTCTCCCGAATAGTCTTTATAGTAGAATTTGCAGTACCATTTCCCGTTTTTGTCTTTATATGCAGGCATAATATAACTCCTTTACCAACACACGCTGCAAGCGTCATATCCTGCGCTTTCAGCTTCGTAAGAACTTTCATAATACGATAAATCGTCTTTCCCCGACACATACTGGCACCATATATGATGATATTTTGAGCCTGTACGTGTAACGTAAGCATAATTTTCTTCCGAAACAGCGTCATTGTCATAACTGTAATCAGAGTTGCTTCGCAATTCCTGTTCGATTTCATTACGCAGCTGTTTGCTTATACATTGTCTGCAAGTTGTTGTGTATGTACCCTCAGTACTATTGTAATACAGATATATATTACGACCACAAGTGCTACAAATAGCGTATGTATCATCTTTATCTGTAACTTTGTACAGAAAGTAACCATTTAGAACTAACGATACGATAAGTGCAACAGTCAAGAATATCAAAGCAAATTTATTGTTCGTTTTCTTCTCTTCGTTCATTTCATCACCTATAAAGTATTATTATCCTATCCCTAAACCTGTCATACTCCAATTTTGCGTAATCATTCCCCCGAATAAAAATATAAGTATAGCTTCCCGGGCGTGAATAATCAAATCCCAGTACAACCATACTTTCCGCATAAGTCCTTATAATTTCAGTAACGGGCAATCCGTCACAACTTTTTGAAACCTTAATACTGTCATAAGTAATCTTACTGTATTCAGCTTTACGTCTGACAGCAGCAGGCGAAGTGTTTGTAAACGCACCAAAATTAATAATTGCGGTTTTTCTATAGCGTGCTAACTGATGTATACATTCGTCATTGCAAGGCAATATGGTGCTCTCTGCATACGCAGTGCACCTCTGTGACATTCCCACAATAATGAATGCACTTGTCGTGAGCATTACCGTCACAACGATAAAGGACAGTATGCTTTTTAATTTTATCTTCACAGCGTAGCCTTTCTCGCTCTTATGCGTCTTGACAGGTATCAGCAATACTTATTGTATGCTGTAGACTGTCAGCTAAAATCTTTTTACTTAAATCACTTAACTGTTTTCCTGCAAAGGTAACATCGGAACTATCTTTTATCAGCATAACCAGTCTATATATTTCTGTTTTTAAGTCGATAGGTTCTGTATGTTCTTCATCAGGATCAATACCTTTAAGTATGTAGGATATAGGTTTCCCAAAATATGCACTCAGCTTGTTTAGGGCAGGAACAGACGGTACTGTTTGTTGCCATTTGTATGCGTTACCTCTAGGGAAGCCTATATCTCTTTCCATTTGAGCAACAGTTACTCCTTTTTCTTTGCATAATAATTTAACTCTGCTGTATACTGTTTCGCCCACGACAAAAACCTCCTTTCTTTAAAAAATAATATTTTTGTACGCAAAACTATTGACAGACGTATCGACATGCGTTAGTATATAAACATAGCGTAAACGTATCGAAATACGAATTGAATACTAAAAACATATCTGTGTGTGATAAATGCGTCTGTTTTGGTATATATAGTTGTTCTGCTTATCACTAATGTATACCCAATTACGTAAAATGTCAATATGAATTCGTATTTATTTACGCTTAAATAATACGGAAAGGAGTTGGAGCGAAGTTTGAAAACGGAAAATATTATTAATAATATTGAAGAAGTGGCAAAACGCAAAGGTTTATCCATTGCGGCACTTGAAAGAAAAGCAGGACTTGCTAGAGGTCATTTCTACAAGCTGAAAAGCACAGCAATGCAGCTTGAAACTCTTGCAAGAATAGCAGACGCACTGGACGTTTCTGTTTCCTACCTGCTTAGAGAAAGAAAGGAGTAGAAATGTTAAAGAAAGGCGGGTTTTACACTGTACAAGATGTGATGAACATCTTAGGTGTTAAACAGTCTAAGGCTTACAAGGAGATTAGAAAACTCAACAATGAGCTAAAGGCAGACGGTTATATCACTATAGCAGGGAAAGTTCCTGCAAAGAAATTCAATGAGAGGTTTTACCAATGAAGAAGATAGGTAAGACGGGGGCAATACCCGTAATAGCATTTTTGCTGCTTATAAGCTGTACACCTACCAGTGAAGTAGTAGATGCACAGGAAATGCCAAAAAATGAAACGACCGCCCCGGCTGTCGAAGTACAAAAGTGGCAGGCCTGGCCGGACGTTCCGCTAAGCAATGAAATGCAGGAGTATATTCATACGCTATGTGAAGAACATAATCTTGCATACTCATTCATTATAGCATTAATTGAAGTTGAAAGCAACTTCAATTCTGACATTGTTTCAGCAACAGATGATTATGGATTAATGCAGATTAACGCCTGTAATCACAGAGAAGATTTTGATTACTTAGACCCATACGACAATGTAACTATGGGAATCGAAATGCTGTCAGATTTAGCGGAAAAATACTCCGATGTTGAAAGCGTTTTAATGGCTTACAATCTCGGAGAAGCAGGAGCTGTAAACCTTTGGAATCAGGGCATTTACAGCACCGATTACACAAGAAAAGTACTGGATAAAAAACTGAAATACGAGGAAAAACACGGAGGTAATTTATGATATTTGAAACGAAAAACGGAACAGACCTTGAAAAAATAAACAAATTTGCTGAGTTGCTTAACCTGAGAGCAATTTCGCTAGATGTCAAGGTGACCCCAAATGGCGTTAATGTTGAGTGCAAGGTTAACGAGATTGCCAAAAGGTTGCTGTTAGACATTTTCGGCATGCCGGAAGAAGATTTTGAAAGTCTCGCCGATATTGTGATCAAAACAGCACACGAAATCGGCACAATTTTGGAGAAGTACGCAAAAGAGGTAACAAATGAGAGTACGAAGAAAGACAAGGAACAGCCAGTTACTGCTTGATTCGGGTAAATGCGACAAGCCGATGAAGCGGAGCAAGGAAGCTGCAGGTTGGGAATGTAAAGGCGATTGTATTAACTGCTTCTGCTTCATCGTCAAGACTACAACAGGAGATTGGGAGCATATATCCCCAGTGGACGAGAGGTAATAATATGGCAGAAAGAAGAATGTTTGCAAAAACGATAATAGACAGTGACGCCTTTATAGATATGCCGCTGTCAGCACAAGCTTTATATCTTCACCTGAGTATGAGAGCTGACGATGACGGATTTGTTAACAACCCAAAAAGAATACAGCGAATGATAGGTGCAGCAGACGATGATATGAAGTTGCTGGTTGCAAAATCATTTCTCATACCGTTTGAAAATGGGATAGTAGTTATCAAGCACTGGAAGGTGCACAACTACATTAGGAGTGACAGGTACACTCCGACAGTTTACCAAGAAGAAAAAAACCTGCTAACCGTTGAAAAAAGCCGAGTGTATACCGTTGGTATACCAAGTGGCATACCAAATGGATACCAAATGGATACCCAGTATAGGTTAGGTAAGGATAGGTTAGGTAAGGATAGGTTAGTAGAGAGTATAGCCGCAGACGACACGCCGCCTGCTCCCACCCCCGCAAAAACAAAGCATAAGTATGGTGAGTACAACAATGTCAGATTGACCGACGATGAAATAAACAAGCTGAATGAGGAATTAGGCGCACATATGACTACAGCCTGTATCACTTTCCTAGATGAATATATCGAGATGAAAGGCTATAAAGCCAAGTCACACTACCTAGCGATTAAAAAATGGGTTGTAAGCGCTGTAAAGGAACGGCAGCCAAAAGAACAGGACAGGCTTGCTTGGTTAGACGAAATAGATTGGAGTGGTGCAGATGACAATTGACGAATTTAGAATACTGACAAAAGCTATGAAAGCCGTATACACAGCGCCAACCTTTCTACCGGACGCGTATGCGGTAAAGCTGTGGTATCAAATGCTTAAAGATATACCATACGATCAAGCCACAGCGGCGATACAGGAATATATGCTAACCAACAAGTTCCCGCCTACCATAGCAGACATAAGAGAAATGGCAACAGTAAGCGAGGTGCAGGACTGGGGGACAGGTTGGCAGAAAACACTTAGCGTAATCCGAAAGTACGGGTGGTGCAGACAGAAAGAAGCACTTGAAGAACTTGACGAGCTTACAAGGCAGACAGTGCAGCGGCTTGGCTATATGGAGCTGTGCACATCAGACAACCTAATGGCAGACAGGGGTAACTTCAGAATGATTTATGAGGAGCTGTCGGCAAAAGAAAAGACAAGGGAGAAACTCCCTGAAAAACTAAGAAAGGAGCTAAGCAATGAAAGCAGAGGTATTACTGGACCTGCTAAGCGGCAAGCCAGTGACAAGGAGAGAGATTAGACAACAGACAGGCTACCCCGACAGAGAGATCAGACAGGCTGTAAGAGATTTACGGCTCAGCGGAGTAAGGGTGGTGACAGCAGAGAACGGCGGTTACTACATCGCCAAGACCGAAGAAGAATATATACCATTTCGCAATTCAATGATATCAAGAGTTGTGAAAATCATGGAAGTAGTTAACGCAATGGACAGAAATTTAAACGGGCAGGTGATATTGAAATGTACTGGTGTGAAGAGTGCGGAGCAGTAGAAAAACCGCAATTCGCGTATGACAGTACCGGAATGTACGAGGTTTGCCCGAACTGCAAAGGTGAATTAACCCACGCCGACAGGTGTGGCTGTGGGAACTGGATAGATCCGACAGAGTTCATATGCGAGGACTGCAAGAAATTTATATCAAACATAGGCTTAACCCTGCAGGACGAGTTCGACAGACAGACAGGCAGAGAGGTGAGCGAGGAACATTTAAAGGAGTTAATGGAGAAATGGATAAGCCAATGAACATTTATCAGAGAATGTCAGCAATAACAGCAGAGTTGCAGACAGTTGCAAAAAATTTAACGGTAGCAACGAGCAAGACGGCGTCATACAAAGCCGTATCAGAGAGAGACATATTAGACGCAGTAAAACCCATTGAAACGAAGTACGGAGTTTACAGCTACCCTGCAACAAGGGAAATACTTGAAAGCCATATGCTTGAAAGCGAAACGCAGTACGGAACAAAAACAACGTTTATGTCGCGAATTAAGACAGTCTACAGGTTTGTGAACATTGACAGCACAAATGAATACATAGAGACGACAGTGTTTTCAGAGGGGATTGATTCACAGGACAAAGGGAGCGGCAAGGCAATGACATATGGCGACAAGTACGCGCTGATGAAAGCATATAAAATCAGCACAGGTGATGACCCCGACCAGTCAGCGAGTGACGAAGCGAAGTACAGGAGCAAAGACCCTGACGCCAAGAAAGACGCAGAGAAGAAAAAAGAGCTTGAAACCACAGCGATAAGCGCAGCCGAAGCCAAAACCTTAAAGGGACTAATCGAGATGACCGGCACAGACGAGAAGAAGCTACTGAAGTCATACAAGGCGGCAACCATAGAAGCACTTTCAAAGGCACAGTGGGCGCAGGCGGTTAAGATTTTAAGCGAGAGAAAAGAAAAACAGACAAGCGAAGTGCAAGACGCACTTTTCGGATAAGGAGTAAGCAATGGAATTAAAAATCAAGGAGAACACATACACGCCGATTGTGGTAGAGAATTTTGAAGAAATTAAATCACTGGTACAGGAGAAAGCAGACCATTATGCGAATATGGTCTACACCGAGGAAGATTTACCGCAGGCGAAGAAAGACAAGGCAATGCTGAATAAATTTATCAAGGCGATAGAGGACAGGCGGAAAGAAATTAAAAAGGCTTGTATGCAGCCATACGAGAGTTTCGAAGCTCAGATAAAAGAACTGGTTGCAATCTGTAATCAGCCTGTAAAGGCGATAGACGAATTTGTAAAGCTGATTGACAGTCAGAACAAAGCAGATAAAAGAGCGGAAATCGAAAAACTGTACGAGGAGACAGACCACCCCGAATGGCTCACGCTTGAGCAGATATTCAACCCTAAGTGGCTAAATCAAACGGTAAAGGTATCTTTAGTCGATGAAGAGATAAAATCCCGTCTCAAGGCCATTGAGAGCGATATAAAGACTATTGCAACGCTAGAGTGCAGCTTTGAAGCACAGGAAGAATACAAGAGGTCACTAAGCCTTGCAGACGCAATAAGAGAGGGACAACGACTTGCCGACATTCAGAAAGCCAAAGAAGGCGAAGTAAAACCTAAGATTGACTATTCAAACGAACAGAGAGAATGGATAGCGTTTAAGGTTTGTATCACTCCAACGGAAGCAAGAGAGCTGAAAGCGTGGTTGATTCAGAAAGGAATTGAGATACGTGCATAAGAGAGCGAAAGCCTGCGACATATCACAGGAAGTCAAAGCAAGGGTATGGGAGAGGGATAAAGGCTGCTGTATTATCTGCGGCAGTCCGATAGCTGCCCCGAACTCTCACTATATCCGCAGGTCACAAGGCGGACTGGGAATTGAGCAGAACATTGTTACGCTCTGTATGGACTGTCACAACGAATTTGACAACGGAAGCGGTAAATACTCACAAGCGATTAAAAAAGCGGTCAGAGACTACTTACAAGGGCAGTACGACGACTGGAGTGAGGAAGATTTGATTTACGACAAGTGGAGGGATTTTGAAATATGAAAGGATATAAAGGATTTGAGCCGGGATTGGTTTGCAAAGGCAAGCAGTACGCGGAAAACACAGTTTTTAAAGAGGATAAGGCGGAACCTTGTGCAAGAGGCATGCATTTTTGCGAAGACCCGTTTGAAGTGCTGAATTATTACCCAATAATAGACAACAACGGCAACTTCAACGAATTTGCGGAGGTAGAAGCGTTAGATACGCCTGCAACCGATGACGGCAAAAAATTTGCAAGCACAAAATTGAAGATTGGGGCAAAGCTCAGCTTTAAAGGTTTCATTGAAATCTGTGTCGATTTTGCACTCAAAAAAACAAAACTTGATAGTGGTGGTAGCGCTCGTATCGGCAGCAGTGGTGATGACGCTCGTATCGGCAGCAGTGGTTATGGCGCTCGTATCGGCAGCAGTGGTGATGGCGCTCGTATCGGCAGCAGTGGTTATGGCGCTCGTATCGGCAGCAGTGGTGATGACGCTCGTATCGGCAGCAGTGGTTATGG